ACGCTACCGGAGGCTCTAGAGGAGGCTCTGGAGGCGTCTGAGACTTAAGTATTAGATCATTAGCATCTTCAATCCATCTTCTTAGTAACTCAAGACGGCTTTCAGGCGCATTTTCTCTTCTGTAGTGTAAATATGCTTGCTGCATCTTACTGATGCCTAGTTGTAAATTTTGATAAGGCTCTGGAGTCTCATATTGACCTTTATCTACCATATTCTCGATAGCAGCGTCAATGTCTAGAGATGGAGCATTAATTAAATTATTTGCAGCTTCTAAATCTGGGAAGTCTAATAGCTTTAACCCATCTTCTTTTGAGATAAATCCAGCTTGTAATAGTTCTTGTACATCTTGTAACTTTCCTGCTGGAGTGGATGATAGAGAAGAAACAGGAAAAAGTTGCATCTCATATTTTTCATCCGCTAGATTAATATCCTTCCATCTAATGGTTTCAAAGAATCCTTTTCCTTTAACATTTACAGAGAAGTCATTTTCTTCATCGTCCATAGACTCGTCAATTTCTTTTGCGATATCAATAAACATCTTAGCTGCATCTAGGAAGAAATTTTGATATCTCATTCCAATAGACATAAATCTCTCAGTTTCGATATCATTAAACTCTCTTAATGCCTTTCCAGAATCTAGGCCAGAAGGCTTTTGAGACTGAGCAGATAATTGAGAGATACCCACGATTTCAAATGCTCTTGTATATAATCTATCTAAGTGATCAAATAGCTCTGATGGAATCTGACCTAATTGTCCTGGGATAGGAGGATTACCATTAAATTTAATAATACCACCAATTTTATTATCTAAATGAGAACTTACAATATTAGATGAATTCTCAATAAAGATCTTAGGCACAGATACCAAGTGCATAGATACTTGAATAGTTCTTAAAATCTTATTAATCTCTAATTGAATGCCTTTAAGCTGCTCAGCAATTCCTTGACCGAAAAAGCCCATAGGTCTTAATCCCCATCTATGGAATACAAACGGGAAATAGTCCTTGTCGTACTCTTCACACAATAGAGTCTTATTTCCAATAGAAATACATCTTTTTCCATCCTTTGCCTTTGGTCCTGAAGGAAGGTGCCACGATTCAATAACTAGAATCATGTCAGTATCTCTTGGAGATAGTCCACCGAATGTGGCTAATGATGTATCAAAACGAACTGTACTGATAGCACCTTCATGTTGAGGAAACATTTCTTTAAGTACATCTCTATGAATATACTTCTTTTGATGCATTTGTCTAGGCTTACCGTAATAGGCTTCTGTATCGTCTACAACGATTTCATCAATAAAAACTCTCTCTGCTTTAATTTCAGGATTCTCTTTAGTCCCACCTTGGAAGATCTTAACTGCTCCAGTTCCAAAGATTGCTGACTCCATAAAAGCTCTATTTGAAATATCATAGAAATTTGTGCAGTGAAATTGCCCTTCAACGAATTTAGACAATTTCTTTGCTCTTTGCTGCTCGGAAAAGTTTCCAGCTTGAGTCAAGAATTGAGCCTTGGGCTTATTCTTAGTAATCTTAGACACTGCTGTATCTACCATAGACTGTACAATATTAAATGTAACTCTATTAGTTCTTTGATTAGTTAGGGCATTTGAAGCGTAATGATATGATAATAGTCCCATTAGGTTTAAGGGACCATATAATCTCATATTTTCATAATTTTTCTCAGTCCTATAAGACTGCTCATTCTGAAGATGTCTGATATATCCAAATACTGACTCGAATATCTCATCATCCTTCTTTTTCCACCAATAATGCGTTTGATCATCTTTCATTAAGAATTATCCACCTGAACTGTGAAAAAGGAGGTCTTGCTCCTCGTTTTCATCTAAAATTTTATTAAATTCCTCTGCCCATGTATCTTTATATCCTGCTGCTGGCTTCTCAGGCTTGTCTTTATCCTTTAACTTACTAGGATCTAGAACGAATTCTAGCTCGCCCACTTTACAAGAAACTACGCCATTAAGCCTAGCCCACTTGATAAAGGACTTGATATCTTTCACGTCTTTAAGCATTTAGTATCTCCATATATTATATATTTGTTACCAATCTGAGTTTAAATCGTCTTCTAGCGCCTGTACGTCGTCTGGATCGGCAAAATAGTCATTAGCCCCAGTTCTGCGAGCTTCGAAATCTGCCATCTCCTTCTCCTCCATAGCCTTCATATACTCATTCGTGCCTACCTTTGGCTTATCTGGCTCTCTACGGTAAAGATAGTGATAACACTCCCTCCATGCATATAATACGGCATCTCCGATGTCGGTATGGTAAACATCAGATACCTTAGGCTTCTCTGGATTATCATAATTCCATTGTACAAGGTAGCTATCTTGCTCAAATTTGGAGTTAGGAAAGGCTTTAAACTTTGCCGTCCTTAGATCATCATTAAGCAATTTAATAAATTCGTGCTTTCTATGCTTCTCAGCAGCCTCTACAGGGATATTATGCCTTTTTCTTATCTCTTCTTGAATCTTCTTACCTAGAGCACCAGCATCCATTACAATTCTAGCTGGCTTGTACATATCCATAAGCTCTAAAATCTTATTGGCTAGATCGGTAATATCCTGCTTACTCTTTACATGTTCCTCCACTAGATATACATTCTTAGATGCCCCGTCATAGCCTATCATAGCTATTGCATCCGCATCCTTCCAACCAATGTCGATCCCCATCACATAGGTCATATTATCCCTAGGAATATTCTCAGTTCTATTCTTATTAGGATCGAATTTATATACTAAAGCGTCTAAGTCATTTACCCACTGACCTAATGACTCTCTTCTATAAGTAGGATCGCTCTCACTAACACCCCTTCTTTTTCTATCAGCGGCTAAGATCTCCTCTGGCTTCTTACCTGATAGTCTTTCGATATGAGGGTTGTCAAAGATGGTCCAATGGTAATTAGCATTCTCTTTATTATGAGTTTCCTCATAGAAAAAGCCGGCAGCAACTGGCCCAGGTGTTCCGATAAGACATAAAGTGCCGTCATGGTCCCAGAGAGCTGGTCCGATAACGTCTTCAGCTAATTCTTTAATGTAAGCTCTAAATGACTGACACTCATCGATATAAACCTTCTTTAAGGCCATACCTCTGTACTTCTCAATCTCAGTAGCATCCTTTGCACCTGATACATGGATAACTGATTCATTAGGTAAGGTGATACTTAATTCTACATTATCTACCTTACCTCCTAATTGGTAATCCTTGTTTAATTTCATTAACTCTTTCCAGATAATCCTCTTTGCAGACTTTCTAGATAGGGTTAAATAAAGGACATTGACTTCTGGAGTATTTTTTGCCGTGTCTACCAAATCAGCAGCACAAGCAATGGTCTTTCCCGCACGTCTAGAACATACCGCAGTCTTAAACTTAGCAGGATCTTTAATAAAAGCTAATTGTTTATCAAAACAGAACTCCTCAAGGATAAACTTGGGCTTCTCAGCCTCCAGCTTACTATTGTGCGCCCTTTTACTAAGCTCGCCCAGTACTTGATTTAATGTCTGCCCTTCTTTTTTCTTCATTAGATAATATATTGAATATTGTTCATAGGGATGAGAACTTTATTCTCCCCTACTTCTACAAATACTCCAATCTTGTCATCATCAAAGTAGATTTTATCGGCTACATTCTTTCCACCAATCCCCTTAGCCACTTTTACATCTTTATCTCTAAGATGGAAAAAGGTTAGCTGCTTACCACCCAATTCCACTGATTGAAATAATTTAACCTTATTAATTTCCATCTTTTCTTTCTTTTTCTTATTCTTTGTAAATTCCATAATATTCTCCTATCTAATTAATGGACATCTGTCCTTTTCTACTAATAAAGCAGAGCATTTAACTGGGACAATTCTATCTACCATATTATCTTTAATTAAATCTTGTCCAAAAGACCACCATTCGTCCTTAACTCTTTTCTTATATTCATCTAGGCTAATCTGCATCCTATCAGCATTTGTCTGCTCCATCTTCCTTACAATTTTCTTCCACATAGCCAGCCTTTGCTCTAACTCACCACTCTCAAACTGACCAGATACTGATCCTCTAGCTCTATGAGCCATCATTGTCGTATACTCAGTAGCTAATCTTTCTCCTGGCATAGCTTGGGCAATAGCATGAGCCATAGATGCCCCCTCTAATGTTAGCGTCTTTACATTAGGAATATGCTTGGCAAATGCTAGAAAGTTCATTCCAGAATCTATTCTGCCTCCTGGAGAGTCAATGACTAAATAAATAGTTCCACTATAATTAGCCCTTCTAAAAGCTAAATCTTTCATAGCTACAGATATAGTGTAAGGGTTTATACCTCCTACTAATTGCACATGGTTTTTAGTAGTTAATAACACTCCTTCTGAAGCATCCGCCTCTTCTCCCCCCATAAAATTGGAAGCTACCACAGCTCCGAAAAATAGGGATAATGTAAATAATAAACTAAGCTTCAGTACTCTCATCTTTTTTACCTTCTAACTCTTTATTTTGTTCGTGTAAATGTTTGCATAAATCTTGATATTGTTTCATTCTAATGTGCTGATCTACAGCAAAAGCAAGAATCTGCTTCTTGGACCAATGTCCGATCTGCTTTTTCAACATAGATGCAACTCTATCGATATCCTTTGATATATCAATTCCCTCTTTATCTTCGAGATTAACTTTCACTTTCATTCTCCATTTCTTCGATTCTCTTTTTAACCAAATCTCTCATATCTTTATCTGCTAGAATAATTTCGAATATCTCCTCATATGACATATCTCCCATATTCTTATCATGCTTCTCTACTTCTCTATTCTCTTTCATTAGGTCAGTAAGAGACTTTACATGGCCTTGAACTACCCTAGCTTCTTGAGGCGAAAGAAAGCCACCTTTTGCAATCTTCCCATTATATTTTTCTAGCTCTCTCTTAATGACATTAATTCCAAGATCTCTAATATTCTCGAAATCTACGCTGACATTCCCTAGAATCTCAACTTCGCTAACCTGAATCTCTTTCCTATCAGGCTTTACGATAGTCCTTTTCTTTATCCTTTTCTGGCCTGGATATAGCTTAATATCATCACTCATTTCTGTTCACCTTGTAATATATCATTATTGATAGTAAAAAAATATTTAGACTATAATTAAATATAAGTTGGGACTGGGCTGAAGTAGAGAGGATAAAGATAATAGATAATATCTCTCCTAAGTACCAAGTCAGAAGTAACCCCCATCCTGCATGACACTTACTATCTTTAAATGTTCTATAAACTTCAGGCACCGCGCAAAAAGCCAAAAGGACTGATCCGATTCACCCTATATTCTCG